AGCGACAATAGGCACAGGCTCGCCAGCATTTGTAAAATGGGGATCATGGTATTTCTCTACCCACGCATCAATCGCCTTGAAACCAGCGAGAGTATAGCCCTCGCCAATGTAAGCCACTTCCTCAGCCGGAATAACATAGGCTCCGGCGGGTACATGCATAGGAAGATGATCTGTGCGACCAGCCACGGGGCTATGGATAGGACCAATATGGATAATATTATCCCTATTTCCATGCGAATTTCCTCCATGTGCTCTTCCCGAACGGGCAATATTGAGTGCAGCCGCCACAGCTTGGTTGTGCGGATGACCCGCGCGGGACATTTCCGAAATATTTTTGTTGATTGTAGCTTGAGATGAACCGTGTTTGAGTGGCATTACGTATATCCTATGGCAACAACTAATCCCGTGACGCCGTTGGGGTAAAAAGTTAACCCCGTAGAAAACGGGAGTTGAACTTGATAAATACCAACCGTGTTTGGGATAGCATAAATTCTTGTGCCTGTCGTCCCAGTGGTTGCATTTGTGTCGCAAATAAACGCGGGACCACCCGTTCCAGTAGTTAAAACGCTAACCGCCGCAAGCCAACCAGAACTAGTTTTAATTGTTTGCAACGTAGAAATTTCACGAGCAATATTGGTTCCCGAATGAGTATTTGTGGCATTAACATAAGAGTTAATAGCTTGAACGCCGTTTTTCTGGGTGGTAAGAATATCGTCTAAGGATGCCATAATTAGAATTTCCCATCCAATTGATACCGATAACGTAACGCACCAATTCGGAAAAATATATCTTTAGCGGCATTTGTCGCCGTTCCGTCTGAAGATGTTGATACAGCAATAGACAAAAGCCGATTTCTAATCCGGGTTGATATATATTCCGTTCCTGACGTTATCGTATAAGGTCCATAAGCAGTTGGCGTATCTCCGGGGTAATTTGTACCGTAGAATGTAACATAAAGTGTCGCAGGAGAAGTTGCCCCACCCGTTCCGCCACCCGAAGTAGACCACTTAAAGTCAGGCCAAATTTGGTCAACAAAAACCATATTATCGGCTTCATTAAGTTGCATATAACCAGTTTGGAAAGATGAAACCATTGCCGTTGTATCGTTATTGTACCCCAATTCGTGTTGGTAAATTACACCGCCAGATGATGCACCAATTGGCGTTCCAAGAACAGATTGGTCTGTCCAAGCCGCTCTGTCTAACGTGCCATAATCCCACTGCATGGTATTAATATTTAATTTTACGTAACTATCATTATAGGTGGCGTTAGTTGATGGATAATACCAAGTTACTTCACCAAAAGTGCTGTTTGTCCCGCACCGAATTAAGGAAAATGCAGGTTGCCCATTTGAAAGGGTTCCCGTGTTAATATTTTGAAATACCTTATCCCACACCGGACATGGAATAACTTGCGCCCCATTAGATGAAAGCATCATAAATTTTTGCGACGACATCCAATATGTGACGCCATTTAATAAACCAACTGCTTTCTTTGCAAATAATCCAGCGCCATCCGCAAGTTTGTTAAATCCATACACATTTGGCAAGCCAACATATTGCATTGCCCATACAGCCAAATCCGTCCAAATTAATGCCTGTTGTGGGCCTTGAATGGCTCCGACAATTAAAGAACCTTCAGGAATACGGTATGAACCTGCTTGGTTATTTGACGATGCTATCCACGTTGTGGCATCTCCCGCATCTGACCACCTAATAAGTAAAGGGTCTTGAATGCCCGTTGCTGTTGACCCGTATGCAACAATTTGACGGGCTGGCATTGCAACAAAAATTCCTTGGTTAGCAACTGGAGCCGTTGACAAAATATAGGCATTGTATGTGAGCGTTGATGGAGACCAGTAATAAATTGGCCCACCTTGCGGATTGGCAATAAGAATTTCACCAAAATTGTTAATAGACCAATCTGTAGTTGTAACGGTATTGCCGGGGATGAAAACTAATGGCACACCCGACCCATATCCACCCGCGCCATATCCACCTGTTCCATAACCGCTACCAGAAGAAATTGCGGCCACGTTAAAATAATATTGAACACTTGCATAACCCAAAGTTTGAGCAGATTGATTGCTGCCCATGACAAAATTTCCACTTTGGGTAGCCGCACTTCCCAAAGTAATTGTAAATTGTGTTGTTGGAGATGTGGTGCTTAAAGTAACAGGGTAGTTCCCATAAATTGTTACCCCGTTTCCTATTGTTGGAGCCAAAAAAGCGGCAGTGCTTCCCGTAATATAAGGATGATAAAATTCAGTAACCGTTACTGTATTTAAACCAGAATTAGTTGTAAAAACTGGTAAATTTGATGTCTGATTTGTTGTAACCGTTGCAGACGTTGAAGTGGCCGCAGATGAGGCTGTAATTGTATAAATATTGTAATAACTTCCAATATCTGGAAGAGACGTAATTGTATAAAGGCCACTTAGAAACAACCCACCAATGCTAATTGGCGTCTTTATATTAACTGTATAGTTATTTTGAATAAGCTGTTGATTAGATGGTGTACTTGAGTAAGAAGCAGACAAATATTGCGTTCCGCTACCCGTCCCAAATGAAACAGGGGTTGTGCTAGTTGAAGATGAGGAAATTTGATACGTTGTGGATGTGGCATTAATTACATAATAACCCGTATTTGCAGTAATACCTGACGGTAATGATGAACCAAGGAAAACAACTAAACCACCATTTGCAGGGGGCGTTCCAGTTCCTCCTGAAACTGAAGAACCAATTGTTACAATATTATTTGCAAACGATACTGTTTGAACGCCTGTCCCAGTATCATAAATTGTAACGGTGGAAGAACCAGATACCGTAGATGCAATTGGTATAGTTACGCTTTGGGTTCCGCTCTGAGAGCCAGTGGTATTAACAACCGTACCATTTGGCCTGTTAGCGACCTGAAATGTCGTAGGTGTGGCATTTATTACATAGTAAACTGTTCCAACTGATAAACCCGTTGGCAATGCCCCTGTAGTGGTAAAGGTTACAGGCGTTCCATTAAGTGGAGCCGTAGCAACAGTAATAACTGCTGGACTTGCAATCGTAATTGTCGCCGTCTGCGGTAATCCAACAGGAGAAACCCCAGAAAATGTTTGTGGTGTAATTGTTACAGGCGTATTTTTAGCGTTTTGTGAAATCCAATAAAGACCAGTGGTTGTGCCAATGGCTAACCGTGCATTCCCATTTAAATCTTCCCACGGGCGTAATTCTGTTGTGTTAGGAAATGTTTTATTGGTCCATGCTGTCCAACCGCCAAGTTTTTGAATCAATCCCATGCCATTTCGGTCTTGCATAAACCGAACAAATTGAGATTGAGAAAATGCAGCTTGATTAAGCGCGGGTGTCTCGTTGGTGTCAATACCCGGTATTAACTTCATAGTTGCGTGTGGCATGGATTACCTCGTAGGAGTTGCCACAGCCGCAGGTGAATAAGATGTCCAACCCCCAGCCTGATATTTCTTACGGGCTTCCTCAACCATCGCACCCTTCAGAAGGGCTTGATACTGACTTTCATACGTTTGAGCCATTTGCGGGTCGTCACTAATCCGACCAAAGTTACGCTGGTATGCGCTTATGTAAATCATGCTTGCCAAAATAAGCAGGTCTGGCAAATTTTGACTGATAAATGTGTAGGTTGTATCAGCTTGACCTGAAACGGCATAGTTATACAGCGTTGGCTGACGAGACGTTCCTGTAATGGTGAATGTGTAAGTTCCCGTCGCAGGTGTCCAAGGACCAAAAATGATATTTTGGTTGGAATCAACCGTCGTTGTGCTGGTCAATTGGTTATTGCCGTATACTGCAAAATATTGGGGCGTACCCGTGTTTCCATTGGTTGCGTAAACATTTTGCAAAAAACTTTTTGTAACTGGCAAAATTGGCGACACGTTGCCGTTTGGTGCCGTCACAGTAATTGTTTGCAAGGTAACAAATTCTTGCGATGGCAAAGAAAATTGATTGGTGGATGTAGCAGATATAGTTGTTGTTTGTTGATTTTGAGTAGCTAAAAAATCTAAATCACGTTGGATTCTTAACTCAGCATAGTTAAGCATCTGAGGAATAATTGCCTGAAAACTAGGGTCAGATGACGTGACAAGGCTATTGGGAGAAGTTCCCGTTGTTACAAGCGTCTGCTGCAAGATAGCCATTGTAGCAATCTGGGTAACGTATAAATTATAGGTTAAACCCGTAGTTGCAGTTGTCATCTGTATTACCCAGCCATGCTAAAAGCCGCGCTTTCAACCTCTGAAACCCGCCGCGCCCAACCTTTTCCAAAAGTACCATAAGTTGGCAAACTTTGCAAAAAAGCTAATCTCGCTTCACATACTGCTGTAGCAACTTCACGAGGGTTTGCCGCTTCACAAGCATTAATTGTGGCTTGGCCGACTTGTCCGTCCGCACCCACACCAAGTACCTGCTGAAGGGTTTTCGCCGCACGGCCTACCCCACTATTAACAGCCATATCAAAAGTGGCATAGTCAATGCCAAGAGGAAGTGAGTCGCCAC